AGAGGATACAAACTTCCAGATGAAGATACCCGCATAACTAATACTCCGCTTACGCTTACGTTTGTCATACCGCAGACTAAAGTCCTAAGCGTGTCTGCTAAGTCCCTAGCGGCAGGGTAATCATCTCTGCCTGCTCTTACGGCTATTTGAATGCTAGGGCGATTAACCTCGAAAGCGGTAGGGCCGAAAGTTTCGATAGGGGCAAAACCTTGATATTCATAAACACATACACATAAATCAGGAGTATCAGGCATTTTGGCTAAAAAAAGATTAGTTCCTAAAGTCAAAGTGGCGTTGTTATTGTCGATATAAGTACCAATAGCCTCTAGAGCGGTTGCCATTACAGACCTAACCCTTTCACTACCGCACTTGTTAAACGAGTGCTCATGCCCTTTGTTTGCCTTTTGAGAGGGCCTTCTAGGAACTTAGCCTTCTTACCAGGTTGGTGTCTTGCTTCTAAATCCTCATGGACAAAAATAGCGTAATCAGCGGCGGCGCCTCCATATGAAATCTCCACCACCATTTGTCCGTTCTCTGTGAAAGGCAGGCCTAGTATTCCTGAGTTCCTAAGATTACCAGTATCAACTGGAACCTCTTGTTGGCTTTGCTCGAAGACTTGAGCCGCTTCCTTGTATAGCCCTTGGCCTAAAGCCGTAGCCGCTCTTGGCCCGCCTTTAATTAGCAACTCATTTAATTTAGTGAAATCTATATCGACCTGTATAGTCCTTTTAGCGCTAGCCACCTAAGGCTCCAAACGTAACAACTGTATGGTGAACAGTAGGAGTGCCGTTAGCACTGTATTTGACTTTTTTAACACTTATTATTCGAGGGTCTATCGAGGTATCGGGTAAATCTAGTCTGTCATCGACATTTATATTGGCGTCAGACATTATGTATAAGCGACCACCTTCAGTAATTTGATTACCCTGCTCGTCTTTAGACTTACTTTTTTCGACTATCAAATGGCAGTTGTAAGAAGTTCCGCTCCCAGCAATAGTTTTTTTGCCGTAATTATCAGTTGTGGAGGCAGAGTAAACAGTGACGGTATGCGTCATGTCGTCTAGCCAATGATTAGGCTGTCCTGCTATGTAGGCCATAAGACTCCTAATTTATACTGTGTAGTCGTGAAGCCCTGTACGGAAGTCAGTAGTGTAAGTGCTTTGAGTTCTATCGGCTGTATTTTTTAACGCCTGAGCGTTCACTTTTACTGCTGGCGGAAAGAGGTCGGCCTTCTGCAATCTTAGACTTGCCGCTAATGCTCTAAATTCACCAGCCGAAGTCGCATAAGACTCAGAGATAGACAAATCGCCAATGCTGCGACTGTAATTAGTTTTGTGAGCGTATGCGCCAGCAATAATTTCAGCGCCAGCAATAGCCGCATCGTAAACATTGCCCCAAGTGCTTAAGAGATAGGCAATTTCTTCATCTTGTAAATGAATGTCTGTACTATCTGTATCTTGAATTAGAAAGCGAACCTTATCTCGGTTGCTACCTGCAGGGTCGCCTGTATATGTAAAAGCCATGCTACTTATGATACAGGGAAACTTCTAAGAAATCCTGCCCCACTTCACCGCATTCCAGCCTCTTTCGTGAAGATAGTAAATGCCCACTTTTACAACAGTCTCCCAAAAAGCCACTAGAGCGGCTAAAGTTCCTTGGCCTGTTATCACATAGACAACTGCCCAAGAGGATATGGTGCCGAAGATTCGATAAGTTAAAGATTTAACGAAGGAGCGGGCTTTAGTGACTTTCATTGTTATTTCCGAAGTAAATGGCTTCTTCACGGTCTGCAATTTTGTTATCAAAGATTGCGTTAAAGACCCATTTCCCTACGCTTTTGAGTAGCACTAATAGCCTCAATCTCATCTCCTAACTTGACTTGTTCTATCTTGTATCCAACATCTCGACCATACACGATATTGGTGATGTTCGGAAACTTAACCACCATGGCTCCAATCATAGCCGTGTCTGCCTCGATGAAGCCTTTGACTTGCTTAAATGTAAGCGGGTCTTTTTCGGACGTTCCATAAGTATTTCGCACACCTAAAACTACTTGGTCAGTCCGTTTTTGAGCCTCACGGTACAAAGCGTGATGGCCTTCATGCCAAGGTTGATATCGGCCTAACATAAGAGTGGTTGGCTTGCTCCAATCATATAGTCCGCAATGAAAAATAACTAAGTCAGTTTCTTCGGCTATAGTCATTCCTGCTGGTATCTCGATATCAAAGTTAACTGGATTTTGCCACATTTTATTTGTATCAACAAAGCGACCTGCTTCTATCCTGTTTACCCATACAACGAAATCGGCTACGCCAAAGGCATCTCTAGTTTCTTCTGTAGGGCAAATAAAATCAACAACCACTATTTGGCCTTGCTCGTCAAGTAATCGAGCGAGCGCCCCTAATCGTCTAGCGTTTTCTATCCTATCTTCTAAGTCGAAGCCTAAATCCTTATTTAAGTCGGCTCGCACTTTATCGGCATTTATATGTATTGCGTTTATGCGGTCTGTTAAGGCTTCGGCTAAAGCCGTTTTACCGCTACCTGCTTGACCTATTATTTGTATTATCATCTATCCGTCCTTAGTTGTAGGTTTTTTTATGCCAAAACATACTGCGATAAGCCCCATAAAACTTGCGCCTCATGATGTGATTACGCTGAAATGTTTCGTCTTTATTGAACGGCATCAGTTTAGTATGCCAATTATCTCTTTTCACAGGAATCATTTGGTACATCGGAGTTCCTGCGGGGATAATTCCTTCAAAGCCTTTTTCTATAAAGAAAGGGATATTGCCAACTGGGGTGTGGTAAAAAGCATCTGCATCAACAAGTCCTGACAGTGTTTGAAAAGGGAGGTCAAGGCGGTTATGGGGATGGGTTATTAACAGACTATAGCCCTTAGGCAAGCGAGCAGACCATTGCCTTTGCCAAACGAATTCAATTGGATAATACTTTTCAGTCATTGCCTTCAATCTTAATATGGATATCTGTCCAAGTTCTTTGTATGTAGCCTCCTGTAGTGGCGTCAAAAAAAGGCATACACATTTTTAATCCTATATTTTGTAGATTTTTTGAATCGAAAGGCGGTATTTTTTTATACCAATCAGGCAGAGCCTTTTTGGCTGAGATTGGTGGTTCAATGACGAGTTCTGCTTCTTTACTTGACGGCATAAATATAATTTGCATCGCCTATAACCCTATTGGCGCAAGAGCGTTGTTATATTTATTCAAGATAAAGTCAGAGAATAAATCTTCAGGCTTTGGTGATTCTTTGGTAATTTCGCTCCTTACCCAGTGGAAGTCTTCTACGCCAAGCGGTACTGCATCAAGATAGCGAAAAACGTTTTCTATATTACTAACTTTGATTTCTACTGGTTCTACTTGCATAAAAGTAAATATCTCCTGCATAACTTTTTGAGGGTTGTTAACAAGGTCGTCATAAGCCACAAATTTGAATTGGTTCTTACTTTCATTTTGTTTAGCATACGCTAAACTCAAAATCGACATTGGAATCAGACCGTGGTCAGTCATTAAGTATTCCGCCATAGCGTCGTTTTTACTTAAATAATGTTTTGGCCAAAAGTCTTTTGATTCTAGTTCTTTAGTCAAATAGTAGTCTGGATTATCTATAGATTTAACAACAAATGAAGCCAATACTTCTAGTATAGGCCTGTAAGTAAGAATAAAGCGCGGAAATGCAGATATTTTTGTAGCCATTTCATAATTATCAGGAGTCGTCCAAACAAATTGTTTATCAAATATAATGTCTTTTTGTACATCTTGATAATAATGTTGTGGCATAGTCCACAATGTTTTTTGAGCCGCACTAGTTCGCAACCCATATTTGATTGATTCTGAGTTCATAAAAGTATCTCGCAAACTCCATAATCCATTAAGTAAAGGAGAGTGAGGCGAGGCATAAATTTTAGGGTGTTGATTTAACAAAGTCGCTAACAATGTCGAGCCACTTCTTGGTAATCCGCCAAGACCATTTATATGTTTGAATTTCATTTATACTCTTTTTTCGCCCAATAATGTTTTTTATATTTATCGAAAAACTCTCCTAATATAGTTCCTTTTACGCTAAGAAAGTTTTTAGTAGATTCTTTAGACTCTTCTGCGTTTTCTATCGACATTTCCCAATTATCTCGTTTGAAAGGAATCACTTGAGCAATAGGGGTTCCTTTAGGAATTAAACCTTCAAAGTCAGGGTCAGGCATAAAAGGGAAATTAACAGGGTTGAAATAAGTATCAGTATCTACTACTCCAGCAAGAGTTGTGAACGGAAGGTCATGGTGCATCGGCGAAATAAATAAACAAGAATAATTTTTTGGTGTTTGGATTATCCACGGATTAGTAAACTTGGGAGCCTTTTCGCCTTTTAATTTGACGTCAGATTTCGGGTAGCCGCTTATTTGATTCGGGCCGTGAAATGTAATTAGTTCATGAGCCGCCCATTGATACATCTTTCCTTCTGGCTGTTTAGAAATATAGAGGTCAGAGGTGCTTAAGATTAAATATCCTGCCGTCATAGCATCGAGGACAGGCATACAAGTTTTAATTGTTCCGTCAGTCATGTTACTAGGACTTGGTTTTTTTTCTTTTCCAGTATAGCGCGGAATAGATTTATACCACTCAGGAATCTTTTTAACTGCAGGAATAGGCTCAGGAATCGAAGGGTCAATCGCAGTCGAGATAAACCTAATCTTCATTCCTAAAGATTAGTTAAGACTTTAAGTCGAGTCAAGCCGTAAACTGTTTAAGAATTTTGGTTTTGAGCAGCGAGCGCCTCTGGCGGGATTTCTGTGCTGATAATATCAGCAGGAGGTGGTGGCGGAGAGGCGAATTGGCCATCCGCAAATCCATATCCCACATAGGCTTGGCCTGTTGCTTCTGTGACTTCAATTGCTAAACAATTAAACAAAGTCGCCATTTCAGGCGCTGACTGAGCAACAACGATGTTGAAGACAACCCCATCTTTAATAAGTGCAACTCTTTTTTCTTCCATGTTACCAACCTCTCAAGACGTACACGACACCGTCGCTTCCATCTGTACCAAATCGACCAACAGCATTTGGATTGTTGTTGCCAGTAGAGTTTCCTCCTCCGCCTCCTGCTGCCTTACCTGTTGCGGCAGTTCCAGCCGTAGTCGGATTCACATTGCTACCGTTGCCACCGGGCATTGCCCCTGGTTTTCCGCCAGTTCCTATGCCTGAGCCTCCACCAGAAGAACCTCCGCCTGTTGCGTTTCCATAATTCTGTACTTTGCCACCGCTTGCGCCACCACCAGTTGTAGAGTTGCCATTAAAGGAACTAAATATACGGCTTGCATTGCCATTACCGCCCCCACTGTTACCACCGCTTTGAGTGCCAGCACCCGATGTCCAAAAGAAGGAGTTTGTTGAAGATGTCAATAAATTGCCAAACGAACTTTGATTTGGAGCAACTATATTTGTGTTATTTGATGTTGCCGCTACACCTTTTGCTCCGACAGTCACTGTTGTAGCAGTATTAGTGTAAACAACGCCAAGTGCGACACCGCCTGAGGCGCCACCCACTCCGCCTGCGTAGTACCCTATGCCTCCTTTAGTTCCAGCAGAACCTCCGCCGAAAGCCAAAACTGCTAACCGTCCTGTTTGGTTGTAAGTACCTGTGGCGTTGATAGTATCGAGAGTTCCATTTCCAATATCATCAGGAGACAAAATCTCTGCTACTTTTGTCATTTTTACGATAGCGCCTGCTGTGCCGCCTTCGAGGCCTGTTACATATAATCTTGTTGCTGGTGTGTTTAACTGTACTGAAACAATACCGCTTGTTGTACTCGTATTTACGAGCAGGCTAGTTGCGTCAACTAGCATGATGCCGACTTGTGTTGTTGAGGGAACTACCTCTACATCGTAAATTCCAGCCTCAAAGGCTTGTACATGTTCGTAAGTTGTGGACATAGCAGATAAAGTTGATGCGAAAGCAGCATCACCGCCACCGTAAGACTTGCTTTAAGTCAATAATAGTAGTGGTGTCGGCAGCAATTTCTGTCTCATCAAAGAGTTTGACTTCAGAACCGCTTGCACCAATAGAAAGAGTAAAGTCAGCAGCCGCCGCACCAGCGTTGCATACCGCAATACTTGTAATAACTGTTGTTGTTGCCGATGGTACTGTATAAAGATTAGTTGTTAATGTTGTTGTTGCGGCACCTCTGAAAAGTGCCTTTGCTGTGTTTGCCATTTATTGCTCCTTCGTTAGCCACTCCGCTAAGTGAAATTCTACATTACTTGGGTTCTAAAACGCTGCCATAATTACGGCGATTTCAATGTTCTCTTGCAAGGCGACTGTGCCGCTTTCATTTGGGAATGTAATGGTGCGGTCAGCCGTAGGGTCCACAACGGCTAAAGTAGTCTCAAAGCCATCTGCGGTGGTTCCTTCAATAGTAATGGAGCCTGTAAATACACCTATATCAGTTATGTCTGATAGGTTGCCTGTGGTAATAACTGTTCCGTTAACATTCGGCAAAGTGATTGTTCGGTCGGCTGTTGGGTCAACTACAGTAAGGGTAGTTTCAAAAGCATCAGCAGTGGCACCCTCAAATACAACTCCGTCGCCATTGATGATTGGTGAGGTTAAAGTTTTGTTTGTAAATGTAAGGGTATTTGAAGCCGTAGCGGCACTACCTACTTGCGCTTGGACATAAGTATCAACATCTGTCGCTAAATTAAGTAAATCTTGAGGGATGTTGATTGAATCGCCCGAACTTGGGTATCTTATACCTGCTGGTGTGGTTGGCATTTTCTCTCCTAAACTATCTCTACACCAAAGGCGTTAAACGACATGGTGGCATTAGAGGCATAAATAGTTATTTTATCAGCAGCGTCCATAGTTATGCCTATTGTATGGGTTTCAGTCGCATTAGCCGCAATACTGCGGTCGTATGCAATGTAGTGTTTTGCCGCCAAAGTTTCATCATTCGGGCGAACGGCTATACGATATGTAGCACCGCTTCCAGCCTGATTACATACGACTATAGATGAAAGAACGACAGAGGTTTGAGTAGGGCAAGTATAAAGAACTGTGTTAGTTGTAGCGCTTGGATTGCTTTGGGCTAAAACTTTGTAAGTCAATGCCATTATTTTTTCGCTCCAATCAACAAAAGTCTATTTAGACGATACGCCTCTGTCCTGAGTATATCAGCAGTGTCCCTGTAGGTGAAGGTGAACACCACGCCAGTAACGGCGCCATAGTTTGCGTAAGTAGAGGCCAAGGTTGCATAAGTTAGACCTTGCGCTGCTAACGCACCATAAGACCCATCAGTTACGCTTCTTGTAATCGCTAGGTAAGGGTCAGTTAAAGTGCCAGTTCCACTAAGAGCGTAGCCAATGTTGTTTATTACCGAGCCAATTTGAGAATAGGTCCAAGTTTGAGCGGCAGCAGTACTTGCGCCGTAATTTGCGTAAGCACTTGCCAATCCTGCGTAAGTACCTCTTTTCAAGGCTAAGTGAGAATAAGTGCTTCCTGACACTTGCCCTGTATCGACAGTATCTCTTAACTCTAAACTGCTCGCTGTATAGTCATATAAATCAGCGATGCGGTCAATAATTGCTTGTATTCTTGCTTCAGAAAAATTCAATTCAGGGTGTAAAGGAGTTCCATCAACTGCGGCGTATGTACCAAATTCGGAAGCCAAGTCTGCGTAAGTGTCTAAATACAATGTAAGATTTACATAAGTGGGGTCGGCTACTAGTTCAGGGTCATCGTCTAAATCTTCTTCTTCTTGGTCGACTCTAGCCTCTAATGGGGCATACAAATCGTATGAGGCTGGCTGGATATAACTTACAACAGTAGCCGTTGGTCTTAAATCAGTAATATCTACGCTTGCGCCCAAACTTGCAGGCAAAGATATCGTATAAGTGCTTCCTCCTATAAATGCCTCTTCAAAAGTATAAGTGTAATTTAGTGGGCTAACATCTGCGTCATTAGTTACTGGCACTGTTAAACTAAATGCACCATTTGCGTCTAGGTCAGCAGTGATAGTAGTCGGCACAATCATGCGGTCCGCCGCAGCGTCAGTTAAAAAACTTGAATTAGTTATTTTGACTTGGCCTGCTATTGGAGTTGCTTTGAAATCAATATACTGGCCTGTAATGGTAATTGTAGTTATATTACCGGGCAGAGCCATTAGTTCACCTTAGCGGGAAATAGTAATGAATTTATGCTTCCCTTATTATCCATAATGTTACCCATTGCTAAAATGTAACTGTTTATCAACGCAACATGAGTATCTGAAGTGGCAATAGCGGCATTTAGTTCAGTAGTTAAATCTCCAAATAAAGTATCAGCGGCTGTGGCTAAGGCTTCAACAGCAGTAACTCGGGCTTCCAATGCGTCATAATCTTCGGTGCTAATATACAAAGAGCCTGAGCCGTCATCAGCCACGGCTGGGGCAACGTCGGCTAAATCTATTGTTCCGCCTGGAGTACTGCTTGGTAATAAAATATCATAAGTGCGCCCGCCAATAAAGGCTTCTTCGACCTCGTATGTGAAATTTAAGGGTGCGGCATCTGTATCATCTGTAGCAACTAAAACTTGCGAAAATGCGCCGCTTGAATTAAGAGTGGCCGTAATCGTAGAGTTAATTAAGATAATGTTGCTAGTTACGTTTTTTAAGACCGCCCTTGGAGTAAATTTTACTTGGCCAGCAATAGGATTACCAGCAATGTCTAAATAAGTACCTGTAACTGTAATAGTAGTTAGGTTTACTGGTAAAGGCATTACAACTCCTAACTAAAGAAAAATAAACCAGCGATTTCTGCCTGAGATGTATCAGGCGTACTCCATTTAACTCCGCCTGTTTCATTTGAATCGGCTGTGAGCACCGTGTTATTTGCTCCAACTGAAAGTTTGCCTACTGTGTTGTCGGCTGTGGCGACGAACATATCGCCCTTGCTATCGACAAGTACTTGAGGAACTGGGTACTGAATAATCGAAATTGCCATGGCTAGACTCCTTGCCTAATTACTCCAACTGCTTGAGTACTTGAAGCCACAACTCCATACAAAGCCTCGCCTACTTGTAGGTCAATGGCAAAAGCCGTTCCTGCTTGTAATAGAAAACCGTATGAAGTAGTAGTTACGCCTGCTCCGCCAATATAAACATTTACACCAGTTGTTGGGTTCTGTACTAAAACTGTTTGTCCATCTCGTCCTGCGTCTGCGGCAGACAATAAAGTTGCCGTGGTTGTCACCGTGACTTGTGCATGTGCGAGTGCCATAAAACTCCTTAGATAGAAGGGTGGCTATTACTAACCACCCCTCTAAGTTTACTTAATGTCTAAGTCTTTTTCTTGTTTTGACTTAGCCTTTTTGATTTCTTCTTTGGCAGTACTTATTGGTTCGTCCGTAACGAACTCAATGTAGCGGTTATTTTTCAATGATGCCGCCGTGCGCCAACTTGTTACATCTAAAACTGTGCCCGGTTCGATAATCTTGCCGTCAACAGTCATTCTCTTAAGAATTTTGGCTTTCATCTTATGCAGTGGTATCAATCCACATATAAGACCAAGTTAATTCTCCATCATTTATAGACCCGCCTGTTGGATTGTATAGATAAACTGTTACTGTGTCGGCTGCAGTTACTCTTGCACCTACAAATAACAAGTCATCATTCAAAGTTGCTGGCGGATTCATAATGATAATGTCGGTTGTAGCCGCACCAGTTAAGGTGAAGGTTACAGTTCCTCGAGATACGGTGCTAATAGAACCTGGGTCTAACGCTACAGTTCCAAACTCCATACCATAAACAGTGTCATTGCTTCCAACTTGCAAAGCGCCTACAGCAACTTCACCTCGTGAAATTCGATTTACTTGTGGCATTTATTTTTCCTTTTCTAATAAAAGAGGGAGAGCCATTACAGACCCTCCCTCTTTGTTGAACTTAATTAAGCAACGATTGATGACCAGAAGTAACCGAGGTCTGAACCGATTACCTTGTTGTCAAACGCCATTTCAGCCTCAACACGCTCAGCCTTTAGTGATTCCATACGGAATGAACTTACGCCGATTGTGGAGCCGATACCACCTGATACACCTGTCCATGAGAAGGTATAACCTGCTGATGGAGTTAGCAATCCTGGGCTTGGAGCAACGTGTGTTAGTAGTGCGCCCTTGCCATAAGCAAAGCCATACGCTCCTGCTGCACCTTCGTTGTTTGTAGCCTTGACTGCCTTAGCAACAAGTACTCTTGGGATATCAAACATAGCAGCAATCATGTCTGCTGTAATTGTTTGAGAACTTGTGTACTTGATACGGTCGACTAGGTCTGGGTGATTCTTCAACTGACGGAAGGTTTCATAACCAAGTACGAGAGTGTTTGCTTCCATACCTGTGTTGCTAAGAATATCTGACTTAGCCTCTTCGATGTCGTTAATTGGGTCTGAAGATGTGTAATCAGACCATTGCTTGGTTTGTCCTGAAGACGGAGCACCTGAGACGCCAGTAATGTCTGTTCCCCAGACGCCAGTTGTAAAGAAATCGCTTACGAACTGTAGTTCACGGCGAAGTAATAG